AACGCCGAGGGCAAAACCGTGCTGCTCGTGGAACAGAACGCCCTCGCGGCCCTGTCCATCGCGCACTACGCCTATGTACTCGAAGTCGGCCGCGTCGTCGCCGAGGCCCCAGGACAGGAACTCCTCAAAGATCCCAAGGTCAAGGAAGCCTATCTCGGAGGATGATCTGTCTTACGCATCGGTAGATGATCTATCTTATGCAAAGGGGATGCTTCGATAACGATCGCCAGTGAAATGTATCTCCCGTGTAAAAGAAGCTGGTTTTTTCTGCAAAAAACGGATTAAACCTTGACAGAGAACACTCTAAAGCGTATCAACTCAAATTCGGAACGGGACGTTAACTCAGTAGGTAGAGTATCTGCCTTTTAAGCAGAGAGTCGCAGGTTCGACCCCCGCACGTCCCACCAATTTTTCCAAGCCCTTACAGGTGAAAGCCTGTAGGGGCTTTCTCTTTGGGGATAAGAAAGGGATAAAATTCTCGTCCCAACTAACCTGTAGGACACGCGGAGTGCGATTCGTCACATCATGGTGTGCGACGAGAACGCTCTGTAGCTCCCTGTGAGGAGTCACCCAAGATGAGAATTTGTTGCAGCCAAGTTGAGAATGTGAACTCGTGAAAAATTCGATTGGCACGATGTTTGGATAAGGTGAAAAAAGGCTCCCGTTTTTGGAGCCTTTTTTTTCGTTCGTCAGAAGTTTCGGATCAAGACTTCCCCACTCTTCAGATTCTTGCCGTTCGAGCAGGTGTAGTTGACCTCCGCCTCCTCGAATTGGAACGCCTTGAACGTCTCCCTGACGCCCGGCGTATCGTTCAGGGACAGGAGGAATTTGCCCTGCACGCCCGCCAGCAGCTCCGCCAGCTTCCCGAAGTCCTCACGGGAAAAGAGGCCCTTGCCATAGTAATTCTCGTAATCCCAGTACGGAGGATCAATGTAAAAGAAGGTGGTAGGCTTATCGTAGCGCCGAACGATATCATAGTATGGCAGACACTCTACATATGCCCTCGCCAGACGCAGATGTGCTGCAGAAAGAGTCTCTTCGATACGGAGCAAATTGAGTTTTGGACCACATACAGCAGCATAACCAAATGATGGATTCGTAATCCGACCTCCAAAGCATTGCTGCTGCAGGTAGTAGAACCTCGCCGCCCGCTGGATGTCCGTCAGCGTGTCGGGTTCGACACGTTTCAGACGCTCAAACTCGTCGCGGGCCACCAGCACCCATTTGAAGTAGCGTACAAACTCTTCCAGATGATGCTGGATACACCGGTAAAACGTCACCAGCTCACGGTTTATGTCATTGATGACCTCAACATCGGATTCCGGTTTCCTGAAGAGCACCCATGCCGCGCCCGCAAAGGGCTCGACGTAGCAGGTGTGCTCCGGAATGGCGGCGACAATGCGCTTGGAGAGCTGGTACTTGCCGCCCATCCAGCCCGCCAGAGGCGAGCGGATGGGCTTAAATTCGTTATCTTGCGTCACTCATCATCTCGATTTGGCCCTCTCGCGGCTCCGGTCTGGTGCTCATGGCCCGCAGGATATTGTACGCCTTGCAGCGGGGACATTTGAGTTCAATCACCAGAATCTCGCCTTTCGCCAGCAGTTTTCCACACTTGTGACAACGAATTTCCTTGAGCTCAGTCATGTTGATGATCCTTTCAGCTTGCACCGGAAACCTGCCTTTGATAGCGTGACTGCGCCCACTCAAAGGGCAATCTACGTCAGGCGGAATCGCTGCGGGCATCTCGCATATGTCCGTGGTGCCGTGGGGAGCCATGCCCCCCCTTAGGGGCACTCTCCGGCGAGGGGGTTGACGCACCCTCGCCTCTACCGTCAGAAGCCTCCCCAAAAAGGAACGCCTCCGGTGCGTACCATGACGCAAACCAGAGGCGTTTTCCGGAATCCTCGCAAGCTGTGCAAAGTATTTTCAGCGACGCAAAATTCTTGTATTTTTCGTAGTTATCACGTATAATCCATTAAAGATTTAGGGGTATTGGAGGCTCATTCGACCGGCGTGACGAATCCGGCGGCGATGAGGTCTTCGATGTGCTCTTCCACCGTTGTGCAGCGTATTATGCTGCCACTGTAGATCTGTGCCCTCTTGGCGGAGGCCTCCATCCATTCTTCCAGCGTATCCGCCGGACTCATCACCATTTCGTTCATGATTTCCGCCAGCTGGCGGGAGCTGTCCGCCCCCACAATCTTCCCGTTCAGCATCCTGTAATTCATCATTCCTCCCTCGCCGCAAATACGGCAGTGCGGTTTCTGTAAAATTCCGCTATGTTGGCGTCTATCCCGTTATAAAGCCCGATGGTGAGCGTGGTCGGCTCATTGCCGATGAGCTTGTATCCCGGCTTGCCGTCCATCTTTATCGCGGCGACCTGAAGCCCTGTGCGGCGAAGGCGGGCTACCGTGGCGCGGGCCGTGTGCGGAAGCCATCCGAAACGCTCCTGCAGGGCCTCCAGCGTCGTCGGGCCTTCGGCAAGCATCGCGGCGAGCCGTCCCTGCACCCCACCGCGTACCGCGATTTCCGTGCTGGCGGGCGGGCGGCAGCCTTCAGTGAATTGTTGCAGAAAAAGTATCCAGTTGGTTACCTTCGCCGCGTTGATTGTCCCGCTGTGCTGCCGGAACTCAATGGTGCCGTGCGCGTAGTAGCTCTGCAGGTTCACCTTGAAGTAGCGTCCGCCCTGCGCGTTGACAAGGTCGCGTATCGTCCCGGCTCTCTGAAAGCGCTCGCTCCGCGCCAAGTGGATGACGCTCCCGCAGTAGGTGTTCTCATTTCCCCGGCGGCTCTGCGGCATAAAGGCGTCTATCTCACTTTCGTGGTCGGCGTAGCGAGTGACGATGGCGCGTATGTCGTTCGCCGTCAATCCTGCTGCATCCAGATGCACATGATACCCGCAGTTCCGATTCACCGTAGCGCCCATATCGTCCAAGGCCGTCGCGGCTTTGCGGGCTTCTTCAAGTCCGGCCTCTCCCTGAAGCACCGGGCTGACCAGCTCGAAACCGCCTCTGACGCTGGCGTCGCTGACTATCTTCCAGTGTCTGCAGGTTTCGTGGTTGTAGCCTTCTTCCCGTACTTCAATTCCCACCCCGGTGAGGGCCGCTATCGCCTGTTCGCGGGTGATTCCAATAAGCTCCAGCTCAATGCCAAACTTGCGATCCATATTGTTAACCTCTTGGTTTGTATTTCGTTTCCGCTCTGTGGCGTGGCTGTGTGTTCGCTCTTGTTGCGGATGGATGCAAGTCATTTCCCACTGATTTTAAAGAACTTTTTCCTGTCGATGCAGAAAAGGCCCCTTCCGGAGATATCTCCCGGAAGGGGCCGCATATCAGGCTGCGCGTGGGAAGTAGATGATGTAACCAAGGCCCAGCGACTCCGTCCGGCTTCCGCCGAGGATGTCGCCCAGTTCGTAGGGGCCGATATCTTCCGTTTCGCTCACATATTCGGCAAGTGCGAGGGCCAGCTCAAAAGGCTCCATGCCGGCGTTCACCGTTATGCCGGGGCATGTGCTGCCATACATTCCCCTTCCGGAGTAATCAGGGTAAAAGGCGATATTGCCGTCGTAGCCCTCGCAGAAGCTTTCAAGAACCGTTGCTACGTTAAACATTTTAATACCTCGTTTTTGTTTGTTTTTGTTCGTTTCCGTGGTCGTGTGTTCGCTCTGAATGCGTATGGATACAAGTCATTTTTTGGTGATAACCAGATGTTTTTGCATACAAAAAAGCCGGGACGAATCCCGGCCCTTGCCTCAGATTTCAGCATACACGGCGGCGGCATATACCATCCCGCTCAGATAGCGCATCGGCGTTGGTATGCCGTGTTCCCTGCGTGTGCGCAGGCTAAGTTCCCAGTCATTCCAGCGGTCAATGGCGGCTTCAATGGCCTGCTCCAAAGGAACTCGGCTCAAAAAGCAATGCACATCGTCAGCGAAATGCCGTCCCCAGCTGCTGTCAAGGAAAGCCCGCACGGCTTCGGCGCTCGCGCCCGTATCTTTGCCGATGTCTCTCATCGCGATATCCCAAGCTGCGTCGGCACAGCCATCCAAGCGCATGGTGCTGTAAAATCCGTAGGCTTCGTTTTCGGTCTTGAGCGTATACATGATAACCACCTTATGTTGTTTAAAATTGTTGTTGACGTGGTTGTGTGTTCGCTCTTGCTGCAAAGAGATGCAAGTCATTTCTTGTTGATTTCAAAGGATTTTTTAAGGGCGGGGAAGTATTCCTCCCCGCCCCTTCCCGTTATGCCGCTCTTCCCAAGATACCCGTCACGCTCCTCTCGAAGTCCTCGGTTTCGTAGCTCCAGCCTTCAAGTATTCCGCGAAAAACGGCATCCTGCCTGCCCACCGGCAAGCCAAGGGCGTATACCGGCATCCCCATCGAAAAGGCCATGCTCATCTGTATGATGGCTCCAGTCGTCGGCTTCCCAAGGTGAATGACCTTGGATATGTTCTTAGTCAGCGCCACCTGCACCAACTCTATGATGTCATCGCTATCCGACTCGATCCTTATGAGATTCCAGCCGGGAAGCTCCTTTTTCACCCAAGATGAGAACAGCTGGTTGGCGAAATGGTTCGTTTCCGTTTCGATCAAAAAAATGTTCATCTTGTCTCCTTAACATGTCGTTGTTGTTTGTTTTTTGTTCCTTTCCGTGGTTGTGTGTTCGCTCTTGCTGCGAAGAGATGCAAGTCATTTCTTTCGATAAGCAGATGTTTTTACACAAAAAAAGCCGGGAATACTCCCGGCCTTCATGCGGCTCTCATATGCCCCCTCTACTCGGCTGACATGATAAAATTCCCTCGATAGACAGGTATCTCCCCGGACTGCTGGCCTGCCGCGAGCAGAGCGCAGCGTCCCAGACGGTACGCGCACCGGCTGCAGTCTTCACTGCATGCGTTGCCTGCGGTCCCCTTGCAAATGGAAAAATTTTCAGCTGCTTCTTCAGACCCTGCCCATATCCACGCCAGACACTTGTCTCCAAGACATCGTCGTCCCGTATTATATGGGCACCATCCGTAGTTTACCGCATTATATCGGGTGATTAACTTCATAACTGTCTCCTCGTCGTGACCGGACACTAGCTCTGTGTCCGCACGAGTCAACAGCTTTCTGCATCACCAATATTAACAATATTTTTAATAAATTTCACTATATTACAATCACAACACCAGTCTTGCCAGTACTGTCGCCTTGAAAGAGGCGCACGATGAGCCGCCCAGCCTTGATCGACAAGCTGATGCAGGCCGGAAAGTGGCTTTTCAAGCCCGAGCTGATCCCCGTGGACGATGTGACCATAAAGCGCGGCTCCACGGCCATATCCGTGGCTATCGATGCGCTCGTCCGTTCCGGCGGCGGGCTCGCCGTCGACACCAAGACCGGAAGGCTCTATGTCGACTTCTCCCTCGTCCCCGACGACCAGATGCAGGCCATTGTCCTCGCTATGGTGCAGCAGGGCGGTGGCCTCGCCGTCGACGGTACCGGAAAGCTCTATGTGGACTTCGCGTCAATGCCCACGGACAAGTTCGAGGCTTTACTTAAAAGCATCCGTGTTCCGATCTGGCTTTCTAAAAATCTGGCTTTTTATGTCGATGCAAGTACAGGTGCGGATACTCTTGACGATGGGCGAGGGTTGTCCGTGTCCAAGCCGTTCAAAACAATACGTGCAGCTGTAGAATACATAGCTAATAATTATAACTTGGGGGAATATGTTGCTACTGTATATATTGGGGCGGGCATTTATGGAGAAGATATCAACCTGCCCAAATATAACAGCACTACCGGATATATTTATCTACGAGGCATAGACGAAGATAGGGGGCAGGTTGTCATCAATGGATGTATCTATGCGGGTACGTCGGTTGGTGTGTACTATTTTCGATCCGTGACTGTACGAAACCGGGCTGGCGAGTCCTCCATAGGTTCGAAAAACTTCTTTGCGGTCTCGGCGCGTCCGGGCGCGGAGCTGCAATTGTACAATTTTGGTATTGAATTAAGCAGTGCGGCTCCGCCGATCGGCGACAAATACGGCCTTGTGGCTATGGGAGGGGTAATAACAATCCGGGATCTGAATGAGGATGATATCGGGCTAAGTATATCTTCTGGATCGACTGCGATTGCCCAAGCTCTTCGCGGAACGGAGGGCGGAAAAATCTTTATGCTGGCTGATATTTCCATTTCCGGGGCTGTCGGTTCGACACTTGCCTTGTCTGGTCTGGCAATTTTTGATCTACAAATCATGGTCGGGCGAGATGCTCCCAAGTTCGTTGGTTACGTTACCGGGAGACGTTACTCTGTAAATGAAAATTCCATTGCTAAAACGCATGGTCGGGGGCCGGACTTTATCCCGGGAGATAGCGAGGGATTGGTTGCTACAGGTGGACAGTACTCGTAACCCGTGGGGAGGAGAAGATAATGTTGGTATATCACATAGAAAATGGCCGTCCCAGAGCCGCCCGTCAGAAAGTTGATACACGCTATGCATACTGTCCTCCCGTGGCCGTCACACCTGCTTCGGACCCCGGAAAAAAATCGGGACCTCCCCCTCCCACTCTGATGATTCCGTTCAGTGCCGCATTATACCTCTTTCCTGTTACCGTCCCAGATGCGGTTATGATCGGAGCCCGACCCGGATTCACAAAAGATGATACCGTACGCCGCACTAGCCCGCCAGTTGCCGCTAAAACAGTTGCATTACTCACAGTACAATTTCCTTCAATATGTATATCCGCTGTATATTGAATGACTCCACCATTTGCCAAAATCAGAGACTGCGTAGCAACCGTACCTACTCTGATTGTTATCCCATTTTTTCTCTCAAGCGTATTTGTCGCGTATATTCTTACCTTACCTGAATCTTCGGTTTCAACCGCAGAAAGAGATCCGTTGCTTACTACCGTTTCTGATATATCCATAATTGTATTTACAAGATCTATTGTACCATTTGTAGCATATGCTGCGCTTTGGTGCGAACCAACGTTTTCCGGCTTAATACACAAATCACGCAGTGTATAATAGCTTCCAAAATTGTTATACACCTTACCTATCTTGACAGCGTCTGGATTATTTTGGTCTGGTCCAGTTATAATTACAGTCCCTGTCGTCGTTGCATATGATGGCAATGTGATAGTATTTCTACCGTAGTCTCCAGAAGCTATGCTTACGATGCAGTTGTATTTATAGAGATTATATGTCGTAGATATATAGTTGAGAGCCGCCTGTAGCGTCGCGAACGGCTTATCAGCCGTGAGACCTCTCCCATCGTCAAGCGTATCGCTGCCCGTATCGATGTTGACGTAGAAAGACTTGTTGCCCGTGAGCCACACAGGGACTCTGATGCTTTTGAGCATGGACTCGAACTTGTCCGTGGGCATTGACGCGAAGTCCACATAGAGCTTTCCGGTACCGTCGACGGCGAGGCCTCCGCCCTGCTGGACCATCGCCAGCACGATGGCCTGCATCTGATCATCGGGCACGAGCGAGAAGTCCACGTAGAGCTTACCCGTCCGGGCGTCCACGGCCAGCCCGCCGCCGGAGCGGGCGAGGGCTTCGGCGGCCACCGAGAT